ATGCATATTCCTTATATGATGGAACAGGTGGTAAATCGACCGACTACCCCAGCTATGAGTTTAGTGGATATTAGGCGAGGGATAGAAGCAGCAATCGGCGCCATGATAGAACATGGAGATCAGGATCTCAAGTTGGTAGGCGGAGAAACTCATTGATAGAAAAAGCTTGAGGGGTCACCTTCAAGCTTTTGGACGTTTTCGAGCCAATACTGCTCGGTAAAAAATCATTTTATTAATTTGAATGTAGGGTAGGAGTGAGAAACTAGCAATCCCAAAAGTAATCCAATTGAGGAAGTACCAAGGAAGGAGTTGTAAGTCTAGGACAAAGCGCTGAAATTTGTAACCTTTCATTAGGAAACGGCTGGTTTTAAGGATTTGTCCTGGTCTAGCTTGTCCCAAGTCTAGGGTGTCACAGAGGAGAAATTCTACCTGTGAATAGGCATAGTATTGCGGGATATAGAGACTATTTCCCACAATCATCAAGAGGATACTTGCTAGAAGGTAAAGACCAAAGGTCATGAGGAAGCCTTCGGTTTCAATTGACGTGAGATCCAGATTGGGAAACTCGGGGTGAAGGACAACGAATTTCTTGGCTAAAAAGCTACTGTAAAAGAGGAAGTAAATCCCGAGTAAGCTAGGAATGCTCCATAAAAAGAGATAGAAACGTTTGAGAAGGAGGGTCAAAAAGGTTTGTGAAAAGTACTCTTCTTTAAATAGAGTGAGACTATTTTTGACTGATAGTTTTGTATCAGGATTCTTGATGAGTTTCAGCGTTGTATAGACGGAACTGGTTAGAAGTATCGTCCCGATAAAGGAGACTAATAGTGGGAAAAGGTAGGCTTGGGATACATGGCCAAACACGCTTAAAAAGGGTTGTTCTAAAACACTCTCGTTGATGCGCTCTAAGGGATTAAGAAAGCCAGATAAGATGACCATCATGCTAGGTAAGAGATAGACGAGAAAGAGGCGGGGATTTTCAGCCTGAAATTGTCTGGCCTGCAGACGAATGGTTTTTAAATCAATTTTTGGGTGTTTCATTCTCTCATTATACCATAAATAGTACACAGCTTGCTAATCCTTTGAAACCAGTGGACTTCTAGCGTGTTAAGCAAAAGTGAATACGAGATTGAATACGACTTTACTTTTAGCTGGAGCGGATGAAATCCATGAGCTGGTCAACGACTTCAACACGTTGATTATCATTGATGTGGGTATACATATCAAGGGTGATTTGAACATTATTGTGACCGAGTCTATCTGAAATGATTTTTGCTGTAACACCAGCTTCAAAAAGGAGAGAAGCGTGTGTATGCCTAAAACCGTGAGGCGAAATTTTTTTAAGATCTTTGTGTTTACAAAAGAATCTGCTAAGTTTCACTTTCATAGTTGCAGCTAAAAGCCATCCCCCACTATTATTCGTAAAGATATAATTCGAATCATGTTTGTAAGGCACACCAGCCTGGAAATATTCTTTTATCTGCTGACGTTTCCAGAGCTTCAGTACATTCAGGGTTTCATCATCCAAGGTGATAACTCTCTTGCTTCTTTTGGTTTTAGGGTCCTGAACAGTTTGTTTTTTGCCAATCACGACAGCCGTGCGAGAAATGCTTAACCGTTTATTTTCAAAGTCAACATCTGACCACATGAGGCCGATAGCCTCTCCAGTTCTCAATCCAGAAAAAGCGAGCAAGTGGAAAAAAGTGTAGTCGACTGGCTTACAATTTGCTTTGTAAACTTTAAGGAACTCCGTTAGTTCCTGTTTTGTATAGAAGTTTTCTTTGCCCTTTAAGGGTTTATTTTTAGGCTTGATAATCTTGTCTAAGGGATTTGACTTAATGATGTCAAGAGAAGCGGCATACTTGAAAATACGGCTAATAACAGAGTAGTAATTGGCATAGAGGATATAGCGATTACTTAACTTGATAGCAACCTTCTGACAATAAGCTACACTGATCTGTTGAATCTTCATATCTGTAAAATATGAGTCAATCATAACATCAAGTTTCTTCTTAGTATTCTGATAAGTTGTTGGTTTTACAGTGCTCTTATAGCTATCAAGCCATAACTCAGCGACTTCAGCGAAAGTAGGGTTTTGGAAATCTTCATTGTTTGAAAAACCATTCTCTTCAACATCTAAGAGAAGGTCACGTTCGGCAACCTTTGCTTCTTTAATGGTTTTAAAACCACGGCGTGTTGTGCGTTTTTCTTTTCCAGTCGCAGGGTCTATGCCCAGATATGTTTGAAAGAGATATCTAGTTTCTCCTTTTTTTGTAATATATTTTTTTATCATAAAAAGTCCTTTCTTTTCGATTGCTTGCCCGCATAGTTGAAAAGGTGTAGAACTTATGATAAACTATAGGTGTATTTTTTTATCATCTTTTCCATTGCTTGCTTGATGGAAAGTTGAATCCTCACACTCAAAGTTTGGCGATGGAGAGTGTGGGGATTTTTTTATTTTTCAGCTAGATGCCATAATGTTAAATCTAAGTAATAAGTTAGGTCACTTTCTAGAGAAATGACTCGCTCAGTTTCAATATCAAGTGTTTTATAAGGTCCACCTCTACCTGTAAGAATTGCATCATATCTGTAGTTCGGATTAGCTATGTAAGTTGAAATTTGTGCCGCAATTGAAGCTGGTATATATCCAACAAAAATATTATTTACTAAAACTTGAATAGCGTTTTGGTCATGAGGATTTGATGGCTCGGGCAGTAGATGAACATCTACTGTTTTTAATTTATTGTATTTATAAACTGGTTTATATGTTTCCAGCATATAAGATTTCAAACTCTTGTTATCTTTCCCGAAATAGTGGATCCCTCCAGAAAGAAAATCAGCAGCAATCTCAGCTTCTTCTTTATGATAATTTGTTCCCATCAACAAAAAATCTTCATGGAAAATAATTTTATCTACAGATGGATTGCTAGAAGTAACTTTTCGTTCCTTACTTGAAAAATATTTAATTATAAAAACGAAAAAGTTAACAAGTAGAAGAAGAACACCCAAAGGAGGAACTATGAACAGTAAGATTAAAGAGACAATTAGAAAAATAAATGAACCTCGCTTATTCTTATTAGATGTGTGTTGTCTTGAAGAATCATATTGTAGAGGTTGTTTGTTATTTTTCGCCCTTTCTTTAGATGATTTAAACAAGTCCGAAAGTCCAAAGGTTGTCTTATGATAAACCTTGTTATACATAGCTTTCTTTGGATTTTTAACCCATCCCATCCCTTTCTTACCATAGCCAGGAATAATAGCTTTTTTAGCCTGTCTTTTCAATTTACTAGTAGTTCTAGCTTTTAAACTTCTGGTTAGACTTGGTTTTCTCATTCCTATTTTCATAACTTTCCCCTTTTAATTTTCTATTGGCATGAAGTTTCCGACTATTTTTCCAATAATTCTCGGGTCTTCTTCATATGGTGCGAATTTATCTTTATATTTGTTATTGATAGAGACGAGTCTGAGACCGTCTTTTTCTTTATAGACTTTCTTGATATAAGTTTGGCCATCCCAGTCAACTGCATAAATGGCACCATCGTAGTCAAAACCTGTTTCTTTGATAAGAACAACCTCTCCATTCATATACTTAGGTTCCATGGAATCTCCGAAAACCCAAGAAGCAAAATCGTGGTCTAGGTCTTTGTCATAAAAAACAGTGTCATAGTTCCCATCGTTGAAGTATGAGAACCCAGTACCAGCTGAAAGTTTTTCAAAAACACGGTATTCAAAAAGCTTTTCCTCAATCATAATCACTTTATTATTCTGCTCTTTTAATTGTTCATTAGCATAGTTCAGAACTTTTTGTTTTCTTGGAGTTGACAACTTTACAACTTTTTCAGTAATTTTTTGGACAAGAGGGGAAGTAGGGATTTTTACTTCTTTTACTTCTTGAGTTTTATCTTCTATCAAGTCCGATTTATTAACACCGAAATAGTCCGCAAGTAATTCTATTTTTCCTATCCGAGGATAAGTTATACCCTTTAACCAATCTCTTACAGTAGTGTATTTTAATCCTAAATCAGAACAAAGTTTATTTCTATCAACGTCTCTGCTGGTCATTAACTTTTCCAAGTTCGCAGAGAAAATTTCTTTACTTTTATTATTGCTCATTTGTATCACTCCTTTATATAGTATATATTACGGCAAAAACGCAAAAAAGTAAAGAAAAAAATAAAAAAATACGCTAAAAACGCAAAAAACACTTGACATTGCGGTTAAACCGCATTATAATAGAGTCATAGTTGAGTCACTCAATTATAAAAAAAGATAGAAAGGACTGTAAAATGCAGAAAATGACTCTTAAAACATTGAGAACTCTAAAAAATTGGAGACAAGCAGATGCAGCCGAGGCTATTGATGTCTCTGTTGATACTTGGGGAAATTGGGAGCGAGGAAAAACAGAACCTACTGTAACCCAAGCTTATCAAATCGCTACTACTTTTGGTGTGTCTATTGATGACATTATTTTTTTACACGATATTGCGGTTTAACCGCAACTAGAAAGGAACATTATGAACAACGCAGCGCAAAAAGTAACACGGATTGACAAAGATGCCTGGGAGATTGCTACGGAGCTGGCGAACGAATACGGCGTATCTATTTGTCACATCATCAGCGAGAGCGTCCGCTACTGTGCAGAGAATGCCGAATTTAAGGAGATGGACGTTGTCGTTAAACGATTGGTAGTCGGCAGTAAGGTGCTGGAGTAGGAGGGGAAGATGAATGAACTCAAAATAAGAGAAGATGGTATTTATTTGAATGACCAAAAATTAAAAGGGGTGCAAGCAATCAAAACAAAAAGCACGGCCGAAAGATGCCATGCCACTGTCTACTTAAAATTTATTGCCAAGCTGATTTGAAATGAGGTTGGTAATAACTTGTGATGAAATATCTTTAAGGACATCCAGTGAAAAAGAACCAACATTCTTTGCTATATCTTTTGTCCGATTCCAATTGTTATCTTGGCGAATATTATTGATGAACTGATGACCATAAGGAGATAAGTCTTGAATTGAGAAACCACCAAAATAGTGTTGAACTTGAAGAAATAAACCACTGTGCTCACATTGTCGGACATGGTAGAGGATTTCTTCTTGTGAATATTTCGGAACAAGTTTTTCATATAGTTTATCCTCTGAGACATCATTAGAGTATGTTGAATACTCTTCAACAACAAAAAGGATATCACGAATACAATCAGGATTTAATTTCATCAGAATTACCTCGTTTTATTTTGATTATACCACAATTGAAAGGAACATTATGAACGAAATTTTTAATTTTCACGGGCAGGAAGTCCGTACTTTGACAATTGACGACGAGCCTTGGTTTGTTGGGAAGGATGTAGCGGATATCTTAGGATATGCTAAACCTCTGGACGCAATTTCTCGGCACGTTGATGAAGATGACTCCGTGAAATACGGACTCACCGACAATCTAGGAAGAACACAAAATACTATTATCATCAACGAATCTGGTCTCTACTCTCTCATCTTATCCAGCAAGTTGCCTCAGGCTAAAGAGTTCAAGCGCTGGGTGACATCAGAGGTCTTGCCAGCTATTCGTAAGCAGGGTGGATTCATCCGTGAGGACTTGGACGAGGATGCCTTTATTGCTTTATTCACTGGCCAGAAAGAACTTCGTAAGCAACAAGCGACCATGATTGAAGATATCGACTACCTCAAGAGTGAGCAACCGATTCATCCAAGCTACGCTAAGTCGCTACTGAAGAAGCGCAAGGCTCGAGTAGTTGCTTGCCTTGGTGGTATCGATAGTCCAGCTTATGCGGATAAGACTTTCGCTCAGTCAGTCTTTAGACAAGCTGAGATTGATTTCAAAGACCACTTTAATATCAGTCGCTATGACTTGTTACCGAAAAAGTTTGCAGAAGCCGCATTGGCCTACTGGATGACGTGGGAGCCAAGCACTAATACCAAGATGAAGATTATGGAACTGAACGCTTTTAGTCAAGCGTAGGGGTAGGCATGGAAGATAAAATCATTGAACTTGCTGATTACTTCATCAGCGAATCCACAACGTACAGAGAAGCTAAAATAGCATGTGAGAAGCTATTGGAACAAGTCAGCCATGAGATAGAACTCAGGGCGATGGAAAGTAAAACTTTTCAAACAAAAAGCACCTGACGGCAATCAGGCGCATACTTAAATAATTAAAACCATTATATCACAAAAATGCTTGCCCGCATAGTTGAGAGGATGTAGAAAATGGAAGGTATAACGCTACAATTACGATTGGACGGCGAAAGTGCTGAATTGTTCACAAATCAATTATTGGCTTTTGCTGAAAAGCAGGTCAAGGAGCAGTTAGAGAATGATCGCATGCCAATCAATCAACAGGATTTGATGAAGAAGTTTGGCTTTACGCATGGATATGTGAAGCAGTTAGAACGTAAAGGCTTAAGATTTCGTAAGCAAGGGAAATATACTATGTATGATGTCAATGATGTTTATGAAATTTTGGAATTAGAAAAAGAAGTACGAAAATTAAGAGCATAAGGAGATTAAAAAATGTTTGAACCACCGATTTTAGAACAGCTGATGGGTGTTGGAGCTCTGCTGATTGGATTTGCAGGGGCTTGCCGTCATATCAAATTGCAGGAACAACGCAAGGAAGAAGAAAGACGAGAACAGCAAGAATTTGCGTCTATGATTATCCAAGGGCGTAACCATGCATACGAACGTGGTAGAGAGGACAAATGGCAAGAAATTCGCAAGAATATTCAGCGAGACTTCAAAGGATTTACGTACGACAACGAACCGCCTGTAGGCTTACGCCCTGAGCCATTAGCTTTGCCAGAACCTAAACAGTCTGCAATCAGATTTTTGAAATGAGGAGGTCAGGAAATGGAAAGATTGATTCAATGGCTGGATGACCAGATTATGTATATCAAAGAAGCGATAGAAAAGGGATCAGCTAAAAGACATGTTATTACTATTTGGGAATATGATCATAAAAATCTATTACTAGTCAAAGAATACATAACTGACTATGAGAAATTAACCAAGGACTATGAAAAAATTGTTAAGGATTTTGAAAAACTAACAAAAGACTATTATGATGTGGTCTCTCAAAATCGTCTGCTCAAGCTTGAAAAACTAGAGTTAGAAGGCAGGTACATCTATGAGGATATGCGGATGAAATACCGCGCGAACCGTAGGAAGTGGGGGGCTCGGTATGTCTGAAATCAAGTGGATTAAAATCACAACGGATATTTTCGACGATGAAAAGATTTGCTTGATTGATGCCTTGCCTGATCCTGATGCCATCTTAGTGATATGGTTCAAGATTTTGACACTTGCTGGAAAACATAACAGTAATGGTTTGCTGATGATGACTAATAAGGTTCACTATACAGATGAAATGTTAGCTACTATTTTTCGTAGACCATTGAATACAGTAAGAATGGCTATTGGAGTTTTTGAACAGTTCGGGATGATTGAGATTATCGATGGAATCATTAGCCTGCCAAATTGGGAAAAACATCAAAACGTTGACGGAATGGAGAAAATCAAGGAACAGACACGTAACCGTGTAGCCAAATACCGTAAAAAACAGAAAAATCTTGCTCTTGGTAACGTTACAGGTAACGTTACAGTAACGGACGGTAACGCACTAGAAGAAGATAAGAATAAGAATAAGAATAGATTAGATAAAGATAAGGATAAGAAAAGAATAACTACTACTAGTAGTGGTAGTGAAGAAAATATTTTAGAACTTTTTCAATCAGAATTTCGTAGGCTCTTATCTGGATTTGAGATTGAAGAAATCAACCACCTCCTAAATGAGAATGATGTGGATTTGGTGAAAGAAGCACTGAAGATTGCTATTAACTCAGGAAAGCCTAACATCAAATATATTGGTGGGATTTTAAGAAATTGGCAGATGAACAATGTTACCACTGTTGAACAGGTTCGTCAATCGGAAAAGAAGAACAAGGATAAGAAAGAAGAAAAGGAGGCCAAGGACGAATGGGGGTACTAGAACTAATTGAACAATTCGAGATTGACTATTATCCGTTGAGCTACGAGAAGAAAACTCTTTTAGCAGATCAACCAATTCATCAAGTGGTTGCCTGCTTGTCCGAAATGGCTAGCTGGCATGAATGCGGAGGTCGTCTGTCATGGTAGACAATGTGTTTGAGGAAATTGCCTTATCTTATCACAGGAATACAGAACAACAAGAAGAGTTTTGCGAAAAGCATAACATCCCTTTGATAAAGATATTGAGGACTGATAGTGTTGTATGTCGAATGTGCGAATCTGAGCGTATCCATGAGGAAAACCAAGCAAGAGTGAATGAACTGGCTGACGCTGAGAATGAGCGAGAGAGGAAATACTATCTTGAGAAGTTTTCTCTTTATGATGAGGTTTTGAAAAATGCGACTTTGGACAATTTTGAGACACCCACTGAAAAAGAAGCGGAAAAGCTAGCTTTTGCAAGGCGGATTTGTCGTGAGTGGTCTGAGGGGGCTAGGAACAACATCGTGTTACAAGGAGAAGCTGGGACAGGTAAGAGTCATTTGGCTTTTGCTATGATAAAAGCTTTATCTGAGTACACGAAAGAGATTGCTATATTTATCAATGTGACGGATTTGCTGATGAAGATTAAAGCTGATTTTAGTCAGGAAGAGTTTCTGGTCAATAAGATTGCTAGCGCTAAGTTCTTGGTTTTGGATGATTTGGGAATGGAGAAGGATAGCGAATGGTCGTTTACTATTCTCTACAATATCCTGAATAAGCGTTCAAATACAATCATCACCACGAATTTGATTTCTGCTGATATTCAGAAAAGATATGGCAGACCCTTCATGTCCAGACTGATGAAGGGTGTGGATAAAGACCATTTGATGGTTTTCAACGACTTGACGAACAAGCGGAAGCAATATTTCTAGAATGGAGGTGGCTGATGTTTATTTTAAAGCATGGGACAAGAGAGGATAAGCCGTTTCTGATGTCCGCAGTTATCGGAGTGACTGGCTTGGACATTTCATGTTCAGAGGAGAAGAAAGCCTTGCGGTTTGTTTCTCGGGCGGCAGCCTTACAAGTTGGCAAGGCGTTGAGGGGTTCCTTTGGGAACTTTTACCCTGTTGAGGTGGAGTGATGTTAGAACTTTACTTCGTCTACAACGGGCACTGTCAATTTTTTCTTGGGACGTTTAATAACGTTGATGACCTCATTGAGCAGATGAAAGATCATCAGTGGGCTTTCTCTGGTATCACCAGACCAAAATTCAAAAAATATATCGGAAAAGACGATGTGAGGTTTGATTATGGTGCGGTAGATTGCTATTACTTAGCAACAAAATCAACGTGCCGCGAACCACGTTAAAAGCGAGCTAGAATATGCGTCAGACTTGGACGAATGACGTATAAAGAATTTGCTAGCTCTTGTGTCTTTGAGCCATGAGGGGCAAGAGCTGGATTTTTACAGGTTAGATAAACCATGGAATATAACAAACAGACGGTCATTGAAGGACTGAAACGCACAATCGAGCAAAACGAAAAGAAGATAATCGAGTATTTGAAGCCGTGCGATTCACGAAAGAGACGCATTAGAGCGCTGGAACGCGATTTGTTGAAGAAAAAGAATAAAGAATTAAGACGGAAAGTTGAGGAAATGGAAGATGAATAAACAAGAAGCGTTAAAAAGGATTGAGGTACAGAAAGAAACCCTCATAAGACTTACTGGTTGGGCAGTTTATGTATATATAGAGGAGCTTATTAAAAGTCTTGACGAACCCCAAAAAGTAAAAGTTCCGCAGCTTGTGGCGGAAAAAATTGAGTATTTCAAAAAATCTGGTGACTGGGATTTGTTTCAAGCAATGGATTATATGTTTGGAGAAAAGGAAATAAAGGAATGGCTTGAGGATAAAGACAATCAAGAAACATTCGCCCGTGCATGGCTTGACGGCTACGAGGTCGAGGAAGAGAAGAGATATGAAGTGATATTGTGCAATGGACAGTCGTTGAAAACTGTGTACAGACAGGGTGGCGATCATCTTGATTTTGAAATGGTGTATGGCGATCTTGAAAGCTTTACTAGAAAGCGATTAGAAGAAGCTGGGTTCGGCTGGGTATTCGATTGTCCAGGGATTGAGATTGAGGAGGTGGAGTAAATGGAAAATTTAATGTTTTGGGGAATGTTTATAGCTTGCTTACTAATTTCGGCTATGACATTTTATATTATGTACTCTCAAGCGATGGTCAATAGAGATTTGGAAAGAAAACACTATGACTTAAAACAAGAACTTTTAAGAGTTTTTGGTTGGGATGAATATGACTGGGCAAAGAATTTTAGGGATTATGCTCGTAAAGTTGAAGAACTTATACAGTTTAAAAAAGAAATTGAACAACTTGAAATTATTAAAAAAGCATTAGAAGTCAAAAGTTTGGAAGAATTGCAGAAGAAGAAAGAACAGATTGAAAGTGTAATCAAAACGTTAGAAAAATGAGGAGGTGGAGTGATGAAACGATTTATCGCAATCTGGATATTATTATCTGCTGGATTGAACATCTGGCAGAGTATCCACATTAAAAAACTAGAAGCAAAGCGTCCGATTGTCGTTTATAAAGCTGACAATCAAGGCGCAGAAATAAAAGGCAGAGTCTTACAAAAGGAGAAGATTGGCGACATGTGCACTATCACAGTACAGAACTATGGCACATTCGTGGTATCGCAAGACAACTACGAATCTTTGAAAGTTGGGGATGAGGTGAGGTTGTGAAATTTCTTGATCTGTTCGCAGGAATTGGTGGCTTCCGCCTTGGAATGGAAAGCGCCGGCCATGAATGTATAGGATTTTGTGAAATAGACAAATTTGCAAGAGCTAGCTACAAATCTATACACGATACGAAAGGAGAAATAGAACTACATGACATCACAGCAGTATCAGATGAGTTTATTCGAGGAATCGGCCGTGTGGATATTATCTGCGGAGGGTTTCCGTGCCAGGCTTTCTCGATTGCAGGAAACAGACGAGGTTTTGAAGATACTCGAGGAACTTTATTCTTTGAGATTGCTAGGTTCGCATCTATTCTCAAACCTAAATATCTATTCCTTGAGAATGTCAAAGGACTCCTCAATCACGAAAACGGAATTACATTTGAGACCATTATCTCAACCTTGGATGAATTGGGGTACAATGTGGAGTGGCAAGTGCTTAACAGCAAAGATTTTGGAGTACCCCAAAACAGAGAACGGGTGTTCGTTATCGGACATCTTAGAGGAGAATGTACCAGAAGAGTTTTTCCTCTCGGAGGAGAAAATCAGTCAACTAGTGGCCAATCAGTCATGAAAATTGGCAATGTAAACCCATCTGGAAATGGCATGAATGGGGAAGTCTATCAAGCTGATGGCCTAGCTCCTACACTCACAACGAACAAGGGAGAGGGGCAGAAGATAGCTATAAAAAGCAATACTATAAAACAATTTGGGGTATTGCAACCCAATTTTAATCAGTGCGGAGTGATTTACGAAACAGACGGTATCGCACCAACCATCAGAGCGTACCAAGGTGGAGGACTTGAGCCTAAAATCATTCAACGTGGGCATGGTTATAATCAAGGCGGAGAACATGATATCGCTCCTACTTTGACAAGTAATAGCTATCACGAAAACAATCATTTATCAGATGGATTTAGGATTAGAAAGCTGACGCCTCGTGAATGCTGGAGGTTGCAAGGATTTCCAGACTGGGCTTTTGATAAAGCGCAAGAAGTGAATAGCAACAGTCAATTATACAAGCAAGCAGGAAACAGTGTGACAGTCAATGTCATAGCAGCAATAGCAAAGGAGCTATCATGAACACACTAGAAAAAGTCAAACAATGGTTTATCGATCGAGATTTGGAAAACGGCGGACGACTAGACAAGCAGTCACTCAAGCTTAGTGAAGAGTTCGGTGAGTTATGCGCAGGCTATCTCAAGAAGAATGAGAAATTGACCAAGGACAGCATCGGAGATTACGCAGTTGTGATTGTAGGGCTAGCCTTGCTAATAAAAGAGGATGTGCATAAGATTTTTAAGGAATCATGGTTCGTAGAAAACGAAGATGTGATGGAATGTTATAAATGGTTAAATTTCAACATCTGTTCTTTTCAATTACATTATAGCGTAGTCAGCAGGGTAGCGACTCGAAACAATTTGGTAAGTTCAATTAGTTATTTAAAATCAATCAGCAAATCGCTTGGTTATAGTTTTGAGGAATGTTTTGAACTGGCATACCAAGAAATCAAAGACCGCAAGGGTAAATGGATTGACGGTACGTTCGTAAAAGAGGAGGATTTAACATGACACCAAAATTTAGAGCGTGGGATAGCGTAGAAAAGAAATTCGTAGAACATTTTTTTATCACAGATAACAGCTTGATTTGCAACATGGAAAAACCAACATCGGACCGCAAACTTCCTATTCCTATCGAAAAGTCAGAATTGATCCTCATGCAATCAACAGGACTCAAAGATAAGAATTGTAAGGAGGTCTTTGTTGGAGATATTATCAAATGCACAAGAGGATGCCTTCACGAAGTCTATATAGAAAAAGAATATGGCGGTACATATTTTGGAGGAATGCCAGCTGTATACCTAAAAGACTTGAGAGAAGGATATGCGTGGACTGAGCATGAAGAAATCATCGGCAATATCTACGAAAACCCTGAACTTTTGGAGGATAAATGATGAACCCAGAAATAATTGACAACGTAAACAACCCAAGCCACTACATCGGGACTTATGGTCTCGAAGTGAAGGATGTTACGAGAAATTTCATCAAAGGCAAGGCAGAAATGGAAGCGCATCGCTGGTGCAGTGCAGTCGAGTATTTACTTCGATACAAAGAAAAGAATGGTATCGAAGACCTGAAGAAAGCCCGCAAGAATCTCGACTGGTTGATTGAGGAGCTGGAGCATGAGAATTAAAACATCAAATGATTCCATCATCAACGTTGATAGCGTGAAGAATAGCATCACAATTGAAGGAGTTGAGTTTGGATCAGATTGTCGTGCGCTGACCTCTAAACACACAGACGGGACAGGGACAATAACTCTGATATTTGAAGGGAAAATTATTTGAAATACGCAAGGAGATTTGCAAGATGAAGCTAAGATTGAAAGAACTTAGAGAGGACCTATGTATCTCTGTCAAAGATATGGCTAGAGATACGGGTGTTTCTCAAAACACAATTCACTTGTATGAGCGAGGTGGATATCCATCCATTAAGCAAATTGAAATGATTGCTAAAACATATGATGTGAATCCTGCTTGGTTAGTTGGATGGATAGATGATGAAATGATGCCTGGAGTCCAGGTAGTCGAGAAAGTAGTCTACAAAGAAAGTCCAACAGCAAGATTACCAGATTATTTCAACAACAATAACGATGGTAAGATTATCAAGTGGAAACAAACACGAAGATTTCGACGGAAGAATTACTTGAGATAGAAACGAGGTGAGCGATGCCCTTCTTTCCTGATATAAACGAAACTAAAACAAAAGAAAATGCCAAGAAAATTTTAGAAGGATATCCTCGCTGGCGTCGTGTGGCCAATGACACCGAAGGTCAGAGAGTAACGACAACCTACTCATTTATGCCGAGAAATCCGTCAAGTGGAAGAAATAGTCAAGTCGAGAAGTTAGCTATACGGAAAGTTGATGCAGAGCTTGAGCTGGATGCAATTGAGCAAGCGGTTAGCGGCTTACACGATCCTCTATATCGTAGGATACTTTTCGAAAAGTACCTTCAGTGGGATTGCAAGAAGAATGAAACAATCGCAATGGACTTGTCTCTTTCAGAAAGTTCATATTACGAAATTTTGGAGAAAGCTTTGATGGCATTTGCAGAGCTATACCGCAATGGAGAACAGATTGAAATTTTGGAGTAAACTTGGAGTTTTTTTGGAGTAAACTCGGAGTAAGTTCGGAGTAAATAGATGATTTTATGTGCTAAAATTATATTATGAAATAATTGTAAAGGCAGGCATACCCTGTCTTTTCTTTTAGTTTGGAGGTGATATCGTGAAAAAAGTAGAACCAATTCGTGAGCTTGATGACATTGAACGGATGAAAGACTTTTTAAAATCAAAGAGTGAGCGAAACTATGTCCTAATCATGTGCGGTCTGTATTCTGGAATGCGTATCAGCGATATCATACCTCTCCAAGTGAAACAAGTGACAGGTGATAGAATCGAGGTTACTGAAAAGAAAACTGGTAAGGTCAAGCGATTTGCTATCAACCCTGAATTAAGAAAAGCTTTAAGTCACTACATTAAAACAAATGATCTTAAAGGTTATGATTACCTATTTCCAAGTAAGAAAAAAGTTAGGACAGACGGAGTAAGAATCGCTCATATTGGAAGAGTTGCAGCTTATCAAATTTTAAAGCAAGCAGCTGAACATGTCGGCCTGAAGAACATTGGGACCCACTCTATGAGAAAGTCATTTGGCTATCATCACTACAGAAAAAATCAAAATGTAGCGATCCTTCAAAAGATATTCAATCACTCTACACCAGATATCACACTAGGATATATCGGGTACAGTCAAGACGAACTTGACCAGAGTATACTATCATTTGACTATTAAATAACCTATCTATTTTACATAATGAGAAAATGTAAATTAGTTTTTAGAAAAATATAGTTAAAGCCATGGCACTCTTGGCTTTGAAGTTGTTTAATTTTATTTAACAGAATATAAGATATGTTAAATATACGAGGGTGTAAGAAGCTAAAAAACCTCCCCCCCCTACATCATAAAAAATTAACCCCCTACCTCCCAAAAAAAGAAAGGCCCCTCCCTAAATGAATACCCCCCAGGATAGACCGGACCGGAGTGGTCCTCATAGAGTTGCTTTTGAAAAGAATAAAAAGATTATTCTGAAGACCAGAAATACTTGTGGGATTTGTGGATTGCCGGTTGACAAGTCATTGAAGTATCCACATCCTTTGTCACCAGTCATTGACCACATCATTCCAATCAATCGGAACGGTCATCCATCAGACATCAATAACCTACAGCTAGCGCACTGGCAGTGTAATAGACAGAAGTCTGACAAGCTTTATGCTGATGATAGAACAGCAAGTACAACTGTTGTTGGCAACAGGAACTTGCCGCAATCAAGAGATTGGACAAAATACAAATCTTAATAAAGTAAAATATAAATCTTAATAAAGAAAAAAACATAAAATTAATTTTTAAGAAAAATATAAATTAACAGAATACTAGATTTTTAGAAAAAAGGAATGTATGAGGAAAGTCCTAGTTATGGATAGGGGGGTATCCCCCTCCCACTAGGCGCTCGAGGGCTTCACGCCGTCACTGTACATTTTTTCTCGCGCCAAATCATCACAAAGAAAGGAGAACGGTTTGGAATTAAGAGGAATTGACTATCTCAGGAGGAAGTTGAATCTCTATCAGAGCAGAGTTAATCTGAGATACAAGCATTATGCGATGCAACACTATGAAGCACCGACAGGAATCACAATTCCTGCACATATCAGGGTAAAGTATCAAGCTGTCCTTGGTTGGGCTGCAAAGGGAGTTGATAGTCTTGCAGATCGTTTGATTTTCAGGGCATTTGCTAATGATGATTTTAATGTTACAGAAATTTTTGATCGTAATAATCCTGATATCTTCTTTGATAGTGCTATTTTAGCTGCGCTGATTGGTTCGTGTAGTTTTGTCTACATTTCGAAGGGTGAAGATGATGAGGTGAGGTTGCAAGTCATTGAATCAAGCAATGCAACTGGTGTCATTGATCCTATCACTGGATTGCTTGTAGAAGGTTATGCGGTGTTGGCTCGTGATGATTACAATCGTCCAACGCTTGAAGCATACTTTGAACCTAATGCTACTCATTTTATTCCGAAAGATGGTAGACCATACTCGGTTGTGAATGAAACTGGTATCCCTTTGTTGGTTCCGGTTATTCATCGTCCTGATGCGGTTCGTCCGTTTGGAAGATCGCGAATTACCAGAGCTGGGATGTATTATCAGAAATACGCTAAGCGTACCTTGGAACGAGCTGATATCACTGCTGAGTTCTACTCATGGCCACAGAAATATATTCTTGGGCTTGATCCTGATGCAGAGCCTATGGAGAAATGGAAAGCTACTGTATCAAGCTTGTTGACGATTTCTTCTAGTGATAAAGGCGAGAAACCGAGCGTTGGGCAATTTACCACTGCTAGCATGTCACCTTTTACAGAACAACTCAGAACAGCCGCTGCTGGATTTGCTGGTGAAATGGGGCTGACATTGGATGATCTTGGTTTCGTTTCAGATAATCCATCATCTGTGGAAGCCATCAAAGCAAGTCATGAGAATTTGCGTTTAGCTGGTCGGAAGGCTCAGAGGTCTCTGGGAGCTGGATTGCTAAATGTGGCTTATGTTGCTGCTTGCTTGCGTGATGAGTTTCGATATGCTAGAAGCCAATTTGTGAGGACCACAGTCAAGTGGGAGCCATTGTTTGAAGCGGATGCGAATACGATGACTATGATTGGTGATGGTGTTGTCAAACTAAATCAGGCATTACCTGGTTACATCAACGCAGAAACCATTCGAGATCTTACTGGTATCGCTGGAGATATGTCAGCTAAACCAGTGGTAAGCGAGGGTGGTTCAAATGGAGAATGATGTTTTACCTGGTATCTTGCAAGAGGTTCAGGAGAGGTTTGAGAGAGATTTCGGTAAGAGTGAGATTGTCAAAAATGCTTTTGCTGCGCTGAAGGCAAAAAAGGCCACTTACAAAACTGCAAATGAGTTTGCGATTGAAATTGGTGATATTCTCTCGAAGGCTCTAGGAGCGTCCCTGAGCACCGATAAATTACCAGACGGAAAAATGTATTACAATATCGCTCAGCGTTTGCTGACGGACGTGCTAGGACGAAATCACGAGCTTGTGAGTGGTTATGCTAGTGATGTTCAGAAGAATTTGAATGATGAAGCAAAGATTGGTCTCAAAGTGCAAGTTCCTGAATTAAATCTGGATCGAATAGCTGGCATTGTCAATCGCTTTTCGTCTGAGGAAAATTTTGAGGATGTCAGTTGGTTGCTCGGTGAACCTATTGTGAACTTCACACAGTCAATTATTGATGATAGTATTCGGAAGAATGCCGAGTTTCATGCTAAAACGGGTTTGGTACCGACGATCAGTAGACACTCTACTAGACGTTGTTGCAAATGGTGTGATAGCTTAGTAGGAAATTACATATACGGTGAAGAACCAAATAATTTCTACAGAAGGCATCAGCATTGTACTTGTGTAATTGACTATCATCCTAAAAATGGTAAGGTTCAAAATTCTTGGACTAAAAAAATCAGAAATGAGAGTTCTGATGAATTAGAAAATCGCAAGAGAATGAATATTGATGTGCGTGATAATAATCGCAAAGCAGATATTCAGGAATACAAGAAAATAGTTGATGTTTTAGGAGTTCAAAATGCTCCTATTTCACTAGCAAAGTTTCAGGATTTGAAGTATAATGGTGGTGAGAGATATGAACGCTTAAAAGATGTAGTTTATATCCAGGAAAACTTCAAAAATGGCACTTGGCTGGATAAAATCAATCCAGAAAAACAAGCTAGACATATTCAATCAACATCACTGACTGGAAAGAGCTATTTTTATGATCATGTGGATATCAATGCTCTGTACGATAAGTACAAGATGACTGGATTTTTAGAAACAAGTAGAAAAGGCGCTCAAACTAGCAATGAAAAGGTTGATTTGTTTGAAGATAGGCCGTTAGGAATTGATGTATATACTGGTAAGCCGGTAAATGCTATGACAATCAAATATAGCAAAACTGGTGCACACTTGATACCGACATACTATGAAAGGGGAGACTGATGGAACTTAGAGAATTTAATAACAAGGTTGTCAGAATCACCGATATTGACGGCCAAACATTTGAAGGTGTCTGTCTTTATGAGGACAAGGATGTCTATGATGAAGAACTAGATGGGTTGTCCGTTAAGTCAGGAACCCGGTGGATAAAACTCTTTGAGGATGAAATCAAGGAAGTTGAAATTATAGCATAAGCACGTTGACAGTGGTCAGGGTGCTTTTATTGTGCTTCAGTTTAGGAGGTGATCCGATATCTCCCAGCGATAGGGTTATCATGCGATGACGATTGAAAGGAAAGTAGAATGGCGAGGAAGAAACTTGGCAATCAGAATCCTACTCAATCGGTGATTTTAAAATACGTCAAGAAAAATTCAAAAGCTAAAGAAGCGATTGAACTTTACGAACGAACTGGTCTTTCTTGCTATGCTTGGCAGAAGAATCTTTTGTTGCCTTTGATGGCAGTTGATAAAAATGGTCTTTGGGTGCATCAGAAGTTTGGTTACTCTATTCCTCGACGAAACGGAAAGACTGAAATCCTATATATCGGTGAAATTTGGGGGCTACATGAAGGATTGAATATCCTACATACTTCTCACAGGATTTCTACCTCTCATGCCTCTTTTGAAAAGGTAAAACGATACCTTGAAAAAATGGGGTATGTTGATGGTGAGGATTTCAATTCGATTCGAGCGAAGGGACAGGAGAGAATCGAGTTATACTCAACAGGTGGTGTAATCCAATTTCGTACTAGGACATCTAATGGTGGTCTTGGTGAAGGGTTCGACATGCTGATCATTGACGAGGCTCAAGAGTACACGACCGAGCAAGAATCTGCTTTGAAATACACGGTTACGGATAGTGAGAATCCTATTACAATCATGTGTGGGACACCTCCGACACCTGTATCGAGTGGTACGGTCTTTACCAAGTATCGTGAGACTTGTCTTTTTGGGAAAGGGAAGTATTCTGGCTGGGCTGAGTGGTCGGTTTCTGATGAAAAGGAAATCGACGATGTGGAAGCTTGGTATAATTCTAATCCATCCATGGGCTACCACTTAAATGAGCGTAAGATTGAAGCTGAGCTTGGTGAGGATAAGCTAGACCATAATATCCAACGTTTGGGATTTTGGCCAACTTACAACCAGAAATCCGCTATTTCTGAAACGGAGTGGAATGAGCTCAAGGTGGATGATGTCCCAGAATTATCTGGCAAGTTGTCTGTTGGTATCAAGTATGGCCAAGATGGAACGAACGTGGCTTTGAGCATTGCTGCACGTACCAAGGATGGCCGTTTCTTTGTAGAAACAGTCGATTGTCAATCCGTTCGTAATGGGAATGAGTGGATGGTTGCTTTCTTGCGTCAATCCGACGTGGCTCAAATTGTCATCGATGGCGCAAGTGGGCAAAAGATCCTGGACGAAGAGTTGAAGGACTATAGAATCAAGAACGTGATTCTGCCGACGGTGAAAGAAATCATCGTGGCCAATGCTCTTTGGGAACAGGGGATTTATCAGAAAACCATCTGTCATGCTGGTCAACCATCGCTGTCTAAAGTAGCCACTAACTGCGACAAGCGGAATATTGGGTCAAATGGTGGATTTGGCTATCGATCGCACTTTGACGACATGGATATTTCTTTGATGGATAGCGCTTTGCTTGCGCACTGGGCTTGTTCTACGACTAAACCTAAGAAAAAGCAAAAAATCAGTTATTAAAATAAGCGGTCTTGTGACTGCTTTTTTTGATGCCAAAAATTACCGAACTGCCGGGGAAGCAGGAGAAAGGAGACATGAGAATGTCAGAGTTTAAACCAATCACTACACAAGAAGAATTTGATGCTGCTATTAAGGAGCGTTTATCTCGTGAGAAAGCGAAGTATAGCGACTATGACCAGCTCAAATCTCGAGTTACAGAATTGGAAACAGAAAATGTTGGCTTGAAGTCAACAATCGAAGCTAACAATCAAAGTAAGGCAGATGCCGATAAGCAACTTGAAGAGATGCAGAGTCAAATCGCTGGTTATGAGACAGCTAGTCTGCGAACTCGGATTGCTTTGCAACATGGACTGCCTTACGACCTTGCAGATCGTTTGCAGGGAACTGATGAAGAAAGCTTCAAAGCAGATGCAGAGCGCTTGGCTGGGTTTATGAAGCCAGTAAGCAAAGTAGCGCCAGTAAAATCAACGGAACCGATTGTTCCGAAAGAAGATGATGAAAGAACCATGTATAGAAATTTGGTTCAAAATTTAAATATTGAAGATTAAAAAGGAGAAAAATATGTCAGAAGTACAACTTGCAAAAGGAAATCTATTTGATCCAGAGCTTGTAAAAAAAGTTATTAGTAAGGTGAAGGGACATTCATCAATTGCTAAGCTATCACCCCAAAAGCCTATTCCGTTTAACGGCCAAAAAGAGTTCATTTTCGACTTTGATTCGGACATCGACATCGTGGCTGAAAATGGTAAGAAGACTCATGGTGGTGTGAGCCTTGATCCTGTTACTATTGTTCCACTAAAAGTCGAATATGGTGCCCGTGTATCTGATGAGTTTTTACACGCCTCAGAAGAAGCAAAAGTTGACATCCTCAGTGATTTTGTGGAAGGATTTTCTAAAAAATTAGCACGAGGGCTTGATATTATGAGTATTCATGGTATTAACCCACGTACAAAACAAGAGTCAAGCATTATTGGAACTAACTGCTTTGATAAAAAAGTTACTCAGACAGTAACTTTCAAAGAATCTAACCCAGACGAAAGTATGGAAGATGCTGTTGGTATGATTGATGGTTCAGAACGTGATATCACTGGAGCAATTTTGGACCCTATCTTCACTACAGCACTTTCAAAAATGAAAAATGCTGAAGGTGGGAAATTGTATCCTGAATTGGCATGGGGCGGTGTGCCTGATGCAATCAATGGATTGGCAGTAGATAAAAACCGCACTGTATCATACTCACAAACAGATCCTAAAAACACAGCGATTGTTGGGGACTTTGAAACAATGTTCAAATGGGGCTATGCGAAAGAAGTTCCGATGGAAATCATCAAGTATGGTGATCCTGACAACAGCGGTCGCGACCTTAAAGGGTATAACCAGATTTATATCCGTTGCGAAGCATACATCGGATGGGGCATCATGGACGCTGCTAGTTTCGCTCGTATTGTGAAAACGGGAGGTTAATCATGGCTGAGTATGTAAACCAAAAGACAGGAGCAACAATCAACACTAACACAGAAATTTCTGGAGGTGATTGGGTTCCAATTGCAGCATACAAACCTTTGGACTCATTGACTAACGCAGCATTGAAAGAAATCCTTGATGAAAAAGGGATTACTTATGATAACCGCGCCACAAAAACTGAATTGATTTCGCTGGTCGAACAAGCGGACACTGAAGTCCAGTAGTCGCTTGACTGGAGGTAGAGATGGAAAACTTTGCAACAGTCGAAGATTTGAAAAAATTGTGGCGAGCGTTGAAATTCGATGAGGAAAAACGGGCCGAAGCGCTGTTGGAAGTTGTTTCTCATTCTCTTCGTGTTGAAGCTAAAAAAGTTGGCAAGGATTTAGATGGGTTGGTGGCTACTGATCCATCTTTTGCTATGGTGGTCAAGTCCGTCACTGTTGATGTGGTAGCTCGCACGTTGATGACCTCAACTGACCAGGAGCCGGTGACTCAATTTGCTGAAAGTGCCTTGGGCTACTCAGTGAGTGGTTCTTATCTAGTTCCTGGTGGTGGTCTCTTTATCAAGGATTCAGAATTGAAACGTCTGGGCCTCAAAAAGCAAAGATATGGGGTGATTGATATCTATGGGACGGATTAAAGGAATTACTGTAACATTGATTGGAAAAACCAAGAATGGAAAGGATGACTTTGGGCATCCAATCTATGAAAATAAAGAAATTCAAGTAGAAAATGTCCTGGTTGTTCCGTCTTCGACAGAAGATGTCACCAATCAACTGAATCTTACTGGTAAAAAGGCCGCTTATACGCTAGGCGTCCCAAAAGGTGATCAGAACGAGTGGAAAGACCGTGAAGTTCGTTTCTTTGGGCGCAAATGGCGCACGATTGGCATTCCCTTAGAAGGCATTGAAGCCATGATGCCTCTGGAATGGAATAAGAAAGTGATGGTTGAAGCATATGAGTGATATGAAATTTCAATTGAACTCGACTGGCGTGTCTGCCTTGCTACGTTCTTCCGAAATGCAGGGTATTTTGAGAGAAAAGGGGCAAGGAATTGCGAACCGAGCTGGTGAGGGGTTTGAATTGACCGTATCGTCAGGGCAGAAGCGTGCCAATGCAAAAGTTAGTACGACTGACATCAAGAGCATGGCCAGAAACAAAAAACATAATATTTTACTAAAGGCTATGAGAGCAAGATGATCGAATTAGTTATAAAGAAATTTTTGGACGGACAGTTAGATGTACCGTCTTTTTTTGAACATAAACCGAATATGCCTGAAAGTTATGTCATTTTAGAAAAGACTGGAAGCGGTGGAACTGACTACGTTCATTCTGCAACATTCGCTTTTCAAAGTTACGCACCATCACTTCAAAAGGCTGCTGAGTTAAATGAGAAAGTCAAGAAAGTAGTTGAGGATCTCATCACGGTTAATGAAGTCAGCGGTGTGCATCACAATAGTGACTACAATTTTACAGATACGGAAACGAAGCAATATCGCTATCAAGCGGTATATGACATTAATTACTTTTAAAAGGAGGTGTAGTTTTGGCGCCAGAATTAGAAGCGACAGAAGTAAGAACACCAAATGCAGAATCAACAGGAGGAAAGAAAATGACGACTGCATCAGCATCAAATGTAACGGCTGCAAAGCCTAAAATTGGAGGAGCAGTATCTACTGCACCAGCTGGAACAAATCTACCACTAAATGCCAAAACAGCATTGGATGCTGCATTTAAAACGCTAGGTTACATTTCAGAAGATGGGGTGACCAATGAGAACTCGCCAGAAAGCGAAGTAGTTAAAGCGTGGGGCGGACAAACAGTCTTGTCTTCTCAAACTGAAAAAAAAGACACCTTCAAATACAAATTGATTGAAGGTCTGAACGTTGAAGTCTTGAAAGAAGTGTATGGGCCAGATAACGTTTCAGGAACGCTTGAAACAGGTATCACTGTCAAAGCTAACGGTAAAGAATTGCCAGAACATAGCTTGGTTATTGATACATTGTTGAAAAATGGCTATGCAAAACGTGTTGTGATTCCTCGTGGTAAGGTGAGTGAAATTGGCGAAATCAGCTATAAAGACGGCGAGCCTATCGGCTATGAATTGACTATCACTGCATTACCAGACAACAGTGAGAACACTCACTACGAATACATTCAAGGAGCGTAAAATAAATGAGTAAAACATTCAAAGGGGAAACGAAGTCAGGTTTTAAATTCGAAATTTCTGAGCGTCGTTTAAACAACTATGAATTGTTAGAGTTGATTGGTGAAGTTGACGAAGGGAAAGGTCAAGTCTTCCCCAAAGTTGTAAAACTTCTATTTGGAGATGAACAAGCCGAAGCTTTTAAAGACCATCTAAGAGAAGAAGATGGTATCGTGCCAAATGATAAAATGGCAGATGAAATCAAGAGTGTTTTTAAATCCGTTAACGGCTTAAAAAAATCCTAGTCCTTGCTCAGATGATTAATTTGGACGAAGACGCCCTTGTCTGTGATTTGGCAGAAACCTACCAGATATACGACTACAAACAGCTACCTTTAAATCAGGTAGCTGTTTTCGCTTATGGTCTGAGGGATGATTCGAGAATCAAACAGATTATGTCTGACCAAATCGTCCCTCTTGAAACGACTTTACTTGCAAGTATCGTAGACAGACTGTCTCTTTCTTTGTGGTTGCAAACAAAAGATGGGCAAAAAGGGGTTAATCGCCCGACGTCAATTGCTGAAATGCTAACAAAAAATCACAAAGAAGAGAGAGATGAAAGGGATTATCTCGTCTTTGAATCTGGTGAGGACTTTGAAAATTATCGCAAGGCTTTGCTTGCGAAAACAGGAGGTGAGGAATAGTGGCGACCGAATTAGGAAAGGCCTATGTACAAATCATTCCATCTGCTAAAGGCATTAGTGGCATGATTCAAAAGGAAATGGGTGGTGAAGTTGCCTCGGCTGGCGTTAGCGCAGGCGAATCCCTCGGATCCAAAATGATGGGAGCTGTTTCGGGGGTTATTGCTGCTGCTGGAATTGGTAAGGCAATCGGAGCATCGATAAACGAAGGTGCAGCTCTCCAACAATCGCTTGGTGGTATCGAAACCTTATTTAAAGACTCAGCTGATAAGGTCAAAGGATTTGCAAACGAGGCCTATAAGACAACAGGTCTGTCAGCCAATGCCTATATGGAAAATGTTACAGGCTTCTCAGCAAGCTTATTGCAATCTCTTGGTGGAGATACAGATAAAGCAGCAGAAACAGCTAACATGGCCATGATTGATATGTCGGATAATGCGAATAAGATGGGGACATCTATGGAAAGCATTCAACTGGCGTATCAAGGTTTCGCCAAACAAAACTACACCATGCTCGACAACTTAAAATTGGGCTATGGTGGTACTAAACAAGAAATGCAACGGCTTTTGTCAGATGCAGAAAAGTTGACAGGCGTTAAGTATGACATGAATAACTTGTCAGATGTTTATAGCGCCATTCACGCTATCCAAGAGAATTTGGACATCACTGGCACAACAGCGCGAGAGGCAGCAACAACTTTCACTGGATCATTTGAATCTATGAAAGCAGCTGCTCAGAACGTTCTTGGAAAGTTGTCTTTGGGTGAAGATATTCAACCTGCACTACAAGCTTTGATGGAAACGACATCTACATTTCTTTTCGGGAACCTAATTCCGATGATTGGAAATATTTTGAAGCAAATTCCTAACCTTATTTTAGGAGGAATCAAGGGTGTTTTCAGTGGGATCTTTGGCGAAGGTCTAGGAAGTATCATGGGTGGTATCGTTACCGCTCTTGGTTCTGCATTTTTAGCTTTTAAAGCATTTTCGGCAGTCTCGGGAATGTTATCGGGAATACCTGCTGTCTTAACGACAATTAAAACAGCAGTCACGGGTCTATTTACTGCTATGAGTGCCAATCCAATTGGAATTGCCATCGCAGCGATCGCTGCATTAACTGCAGGCTTGGTTTATTTCTTCACTCAAACTGAGATGGGAAGGCAAATCTGGCAAGGCTTCATGGATTGGTTCTCTGGTGTGTGGCAGTCTGTCGCACCGATCTTGACTGAAGTTTGGAACGGTATTGTTGAAACAGCTACAACCGTCTGGAATAATATGATGGCTGTTGTCGCTCCAATTATCCAAGCGGTTGTTGATTTTATTAAATCAGTTTGGGATGGTATTTCATTATGGTGGACTGAAAATCAAGGTTTGATTCAACAAACGTTTACAACGGTTTGGAACGCAATCCAGACAGTTATTCAGACGGTGATGCCGATTATTCAGTCCATTATTGAAACCGCAATGAATATCCTTGCTCCTTTCATTGAAGCGACGTGGAACAATATCTGCACTGTAGTAACAACGGTTTGGGAATTGATTAAGATTGCTATTCAGACGGCTATGGATGTTATCAGTGGAATTATAAAAGCAGTCATGGCTATCATCAATGGTGACTGGGGCACCGCTTGGAATGCTATAAAGGATGTCGGTGAGGCCATCTGGAAAGGGTTGTCTGCTGCAGGTAAGGCTATCTTTGATGGTTTTGCTCAGATATTATCTAACATCTGGAACACGATCAAATCTGTCGCAAGCAGTGCTTGGGAAGGGTTGAAATCAACTGTCTTAGGTCTGATTAATGGACTTGTTCAAGGCGCTCAGCGAGCTTGGGAAAGTATGAAGCAAGGAGTTAGTGACCTTGTAAGTAATGTTACGAGTATCTTTGATGGTATTCGAAACATTGACCTATGGTCAGCAGGTAAGGCTATCCTTGATGGATTTCTAGGCGGTTTGAAATCTGCTTGGAGTGCAGTTACTGACTTTGTCGGTGGTATTGCTGGTTGGATTGCGGATCACAAAGGTCCGATTGAGTACGACCGCAAGCTCTTGATTCCTGCTGGTAATGCGATTATGCAAGGTTTGGATAGAGGGTTGCAGGACCGTTTCAAAGATGTTAAGAAATCCGTCAGCGGAATGGCTGGCGAAATCTCAAACGCATTCTCAAACGATGATTTTGGATTGAGTGGAACACCGACCATTGCCAAAAATATTGAAGCAAGTTTGGCCATGCCAAGCGCTCAAATCGAGGCAAAAGACAGTCAAACCGTGTCTGAGATAGCGATTCTGAGAGCAAGTATGGAGAAGATCCTTACTGCTATCCTTGAAAAGCCGTCAGATACTTATCTGGACGCTGATAAAATTTCAATGAGCGTCTACCAACGTCAAGGTGCAATTTACGCTAGGGAGGGAATTTAATGGAATACATGATTATCAATGGTTTCAATACTTCAACCATTCCTAAATGTGTGGTGACCGACTTTGGCGAGGTAGAGGCTGCTAAACCTAAAGTCTCGGAAACAGCTACCCTGTTTGGGGTTAACGGGAATTACCGTGTCTTGGACGGTGCTTATGAGAGTTATGAACGAACATTTGCATTTTACCTTCCAAGAACGGTAGACCCGTCTAAAATCGTTGAGAGATTCCAATCAAATGACAACACGCTAGAGTTTAGCTACCAACTAGGCTCTTTATTTTATGCTGATTTTGTAAGCGCAAAATACAAACCTCAAGGTATGCACGGCTGGAAATTAGAAATCAAGCTGAGTATGCAACCTTTCCGCTATCAGAAATCTGTTTCCCCTCTTATCTTTACCTCAAGCGGTAATGTCAACAATCCAGGTTCTGTCTATAGCGAGCCTGTGATTGAGATTGAGGGTGACGGAGATATTTCTTTGACTATCGGTCGGACAACTATGCACTTGACGATTAGACGAAAAGTGACCATTGATTGTAGACATAAGAAACAGAATATCTACAATGCAGATGGTGCGGTTCAAAATACGCTACGAAAACGAGGAGGATTTTTTGAATTGGCTGTTGGTAATAACGGTTTGGTCTTTACTGGTGCGGTTCGTAAGGTCACAGTTCGGCCAAATTGGAGGTATATCTTATGATTTATCTTACAGAGGGTAACACGCCTTTAAATGAGGCCTACAATGATGAAATTGTCCAGGAGCGAAACAATACCTATCAACTGACCTTTCGTTTTCCTACATCGGATCCCAAGTGGGAATTGCTGAAAGAGGAAACTTTTCTAACTGCAGATGACCTGCATGGTGAGCAAGATTTTTATATTTTTGAGGTTGAAAAACAACAAGGATATATCCAGGTCTATGCCAATCAGGTTATCAGTCTGTTAAACAATTACATCATCAGCTCTATCGATGTGGATCGTGTCAGTGGCACAAGGGTATTAAGCGCATTGGCTGGTAGTATTACCAGAACAAATCCCTTTTCTTTCTTCTCGGATATTGACGACAGGCATACGCTCAATATCAAGGATAAGAATGCTATGGAGGTCTTGGCAAAAGACAAGCACTCTATCCTTGGTCAGTGGGGCGGAGATATGGTGCGAAATGGCTACAATTTACGCTTGTTAAAAAATGGCGGTTCTGAAAATGAATCGCTTTTTATGTACAAGAAAAACCTGTCTAGCTATCAGCATAAGACCTCTACCAAATCGCTGAAAACTCGGATAACCTTTAAAACAACCGTTAAAGGCGAGGGAGAAAAGGCACCTGACGTCGATTACGTAGTGGTGATTGATAGTCCCTTGCTTGGGAAATATAGCCAAATCTATGAAGCAGTTGTTGAGGTCAATGACCAGAACGTCAAAGACCAAGCTAGCTTGATTGAATACGGTAAGCAGTATTTTCGGACGAGTATGTGCGACATGCTGGAAGATAATCTTGAAATATCGGTTGTCGGCCAGAGTGATGTTGCAGTTCGGATGTTCGATGTGGTCAGTATCTATCATGAGTGGTATGGTCTTGATGTTCGTAAAAAAATCACGAAATACACCTATTCGCCAATGGCAAAACGTCTGAAATCGATAGGTTTTGGGACGTTCCAGTCCAGTCTGGCGAATGCGATCGGTGGGATTGTAAATGATGCCGTTTTGAATGAAAGCCGAAATCTGCATAAGATTTTTGAAGAACGTTTGAAAAAGGAAATTGCCAACGCTGACCGTGCGTTTGATGCTGAATTTGCCAAGCGTGAGAAAGATATTACGAACGGTATCGAACTTGCCAAGGCTAAGGCGGAAGAAGTCAAGCAAGAACTATCTGATACTATCAATCAGCGCTTCAACAGCTTTGACAACGGCCCATTACAAGAAGTCAAGCGCAGGGCTGAAGAAGCCTTGAGGAACGCTGGCGCAAGCAGCTTGCTTGCTCAGGAAGCTAAACGGATTGGGTTAGATTCTGTTGCCAAGCTTGAAGCATTCAAGGCGCAGACTACGAGCGCTCAGACAGCCCTATCGGGCGATTTGGACGCTCTGAAACGAACTATCGCTAATGATGTTCGACCGAAGCAAGCGCAGACTGAAGCTGAGATTGCCAAGCAGGTTGAAGCACTTAACAAGACCAAGAATGAACTGGCTGGTGTAAAATCAGCACAAGCGACCTATGAAGAGACAACGACTCGTAGATTGGCAGAGCTGACCAACTTGGCCAATGGTAAAGCCAGCAAGTCAGAGCTCACGCAGACAGCCGAGGAGTTGGCCAGTAAGATAGCGAGTGTTAAAGTTGGAGGTCGGAACTATTATAGAGATTCCGAGAAGATTCGAACAAGTACACGTTTCTTCTCGTTCCCTCTCCATCCATATCTTTCACAAGAAAATGTTGGGGAGACATGGACCCTATCGTTTGATTTAAAAATCAATGAAGGTGGCGAGATTCGCCTTCTACATTTTTATCATTATCAAACGAATCGCTTCGGTCTGAAAGCTAGTGCTGACATCACTCCAAGCAAGGACTGGCAACGGTTCACGTTCACAGGTCCAGTTATCTTTCCAAATGATGACCCTCGTTATGCAAGAGGCGAGATGGCCTTGTATGACTACGGTGGAAATAATAACTATTCTGTACGTAGGATCAAATTTGAAAGAGGTACAGTTGCTACGGATTGGAGCCCAGCAATCGAAGACACTGATGGTAAGATTTCAGCTGTTGAGTCTAACTTTAGGCAACGCGCTGATGCACTAGATGCTGGTGTGAGAAGTCTGACTGAAGGCCTCAGAACGAAAGCGGATATCAGCTCACTCAACGTGACTGCTGAGAACATCAAGCAGACCGTGAAGAGGCTTGAAACAGACACACAGAACAAGCTAGATCAGAAGTTAAACCTGGCTGAATTTGAGGTGCAGGCTGGCTCTATCCGTCAGGAAATCCTGAACGCAACAAAGGACAAGGCAGATAAGACTTTAGTTGTTGCCGAAGCTGGGAAATTGCGAGAGGAATTTTCGAAAATACAGGTTGGTGGCCGAAATCACTATCGAGATTCTGAGAAGGTTCGAACAAGTACGCGTTTCTTCTCATTCCCTCTACATCCATACCTTACCCAAGAAAATGTAGGGGAGACTTGGACTTTATCGTTTGATTTAAAAATCAATGAAGGGGGCGAGATTCGTCCTCTACATTTTTATCATTACCAAAGCAATAGGTTCGGTCTGAAAGCTAGTGCAGACATTACCCCTTCAAAAGAATGGCAACGGTTCACGTTCACAGGTCCAGTTATCTTTCCGAACGACGACCATCGTTATTCAAGGGGAGAGATGGCCTTATACGACTATGGTGGAAATAATAACTATTCTGTGCGTAGGATTAAACTTGAAAAAGGCACTCTAGCTACTGACTGGAGCCCAGCAATCGAAGACACTGATGGTCTTATCACTGAAGCTAAGGCTATCTTTGAGCGGACAGCTCAGGGATTGCGAACTGACTTATCAGCTATTCAGGAATATGTCAATAAAGACGGCCAGCGGCAGGAAGCTCTACAGCGTTACACTCGTGAGGAAAGCGCAAAACAAGCGACGGCTGTACGTGAGCTAGTTGCGAAGGACTATGTAGGCAAAACGACTTATCAAGAAGATGTGAAAGGTATCAATCAGAAGATTGAAGCTGTTAAAACTAGTGCGAATAAAGAAATCGCTAATCAAATCGCAAGCTATCGTCAATCCGTAGATGGTAAGTTCACAGATATTTCAAGTCAGATGACTACTTATAAGCAAGATGTGGGCGGTCAAATCAGTGGTCTATCAAATAGACTTACAAGCAGTGAGCAAGGAACCACTAATCAGATTTCAAACTTAAAGACTCAGGTCTCTGCAAACAAAGCGGATGCTGATAGTCAATTTAAGAACATGACCAATCAACTAGCACAAAAAGTAGAGACTACTGACTTCCAGCGAGTCAAAGAAACTAGCCAGCTTTATGAGCGTATTCTGGGTAATACTGAAAACGGGATTGCGGATAAGGTTGCTCGTATGGCTATGACCAATCAGCTGTTTCAGGTTGAGGTGTCTAAGAATGAAGGTCTGAAAACTGTCCAAAGACAGTTGGCTGGCTCATGGGCAGTTCAGAACATCAATTCAGCTGGAGATATCATCTCTGGAATCAATCTTGGCGCTAATGGTCACAATCGTATCACTGGTAAGCTGACCCACATCACAGGCGATACCTTGATTGATAATGCAGTTATCAAGTCAGCTATGATTGATAAATTGAAAACGGCTAATTTTGAAGCTGGCTCGGTCACGACTAAGATATTAGACGCTGAAGCGGTCACGGCTGATAAAGTGAGATTTGATGATGCGTTTATTAGTAAAATGATTGCAAATGAAGCTTTTATTAATCAACTGACATCTAAACGCATTTTTGCGACAAAAGTCGAGTCAGTTATTACTAGTTCAACTGTTTTAGAGGGTTATAAAGGCTGGATTGGTGGCTTCCAGCTCGGAACGCATGATTCAGGTTACGGACGTTGGATAACTGGTCGCAATCAATTCTCGGTTGGAATGGGAAATGGTGAAGGTGGTGATGGCCGTACTGCACTATGGGTCAATTGGGGATATAATTGGAGTGAAGCTGGATACTATGCATGGTATGTCAAAAATAATGGTAAGATGTATTGCAAAAATACTGCTGAATTTTGGAAAACGCCAATTATACATGGGGATTTGAAAGTTACGGGTAAAATTTTCTATGATAATAGAGAAAATGGAGGTGGAGCAGGGAATTGGGTATATTCAGAGAATTATTCAAAAATTGACCCTGACAGTGGCTATCTTTACCTCTACTATAATAGTTCAGGTTATAACTGGATTCCTATGAATAAGGAAATCTCAGACCGTCGCTACAAATCAAATATCCAAGATAGTCAAGTTTCTGGCTTAGATGTCATCGAAAAGCTGAAAACTTACAGTTATCGTAAAGAGTACGATGGAAAAATAGAAGATATCGCTTGCGGTATCATGGCTCAGGATGTCCAGAAATATGCTCCTGAAGCATTCTATGAGAATCCTGACGGTGCGTACTCGTACCGAACATTTGAATTGGTACCTTACTTAATCAAGGCCATCCAAGAATTAAATCAAAAAATAGAAAAAATGGAGAAACAATAGCATGAACAACAACGCAGTAGTAAATCAGTTAACGCTTGATTCGTTGACTAAAAAGCTAGCATTCAGCGAGCAAGAATCAGCTAAGAACGAGGCTCTTTATTTGTATGTAGCAAGCGAATTGCACACGATTAATGAGGTTCTAGAATATGATCCAGCTCTAAAAGAGCTATTTGAAGAAACACAAGCTAAAATGAAAGGAACTAACTAATGAATTACGAAGTAGCAATTAAACCATATCTTAAAGGTGCAGAAAATGTGACAGTTGTTGCAATCAAAATGGAAAATAACGGACGCTATTCTTACGAGCAGGTGGAACTTCATGGAGACCATACGCAGGATAATGAAGCGACCTTGATTCAAGCGGTGCTGGACCATATCCGTACAGAGCTTGACCCAACGAGCGCCATCGTACAGGCTCAAGCGAAGCTTCAAGAAGCTGAACAGAAATTGGCTGAGACAGAGGCTAAACAGACGGCTACAGACCAAGCAGTTAAGCATAATCAAGAAGAAACAGACCGCTATGGGAAAATCATCCATGCGGTCGTTTTAAATGCCGTAGCAGGCAAGACAATCGCCTATGGGACCAACTACAAGGAATTGGTTGAACTCATTCCACTAGCCGAAATTGGCAAGCATTACTTAGCACATGACTTGATTGCTCTTGAAGACCCAACTCATGTTGAGGTTGACGGAGAAGGTAAACGTATCTTGGTTCAGTTGAACAAGGAATTTACCTACAATGGTGAACCAGTCAGCGACTTTGCTCGAAACGGTCGTCTTGAAATGGACGGAACAGGCGCAGCATGGAAGTACGAACCTAAAGAATAGAGGTGTTTATGGACGTCTTACAACATGTTGAGCATTTCTTCATGAACGTGCTACCAGTAGCCACACCAATCGTCGTTGCTTGGTTAGGCTATAAAATGCCGAAGAAGACCAAGGAACAGACAGACCAAATCATTTCAGAATTGAATGATGTCAAGAAACAAATCAAAGATGTCCAAATTACTGCTGACGAGAATAACGCCAAAATTGACGAAGTACAGGCAAAGCTAAAACTTCACGACGATGCGCACCTTGTTACGATGAGGATGCGCCTTGATCGTGACATTCGCAGGGCTATCCGTCGTGGTTTTACAACCAAGGATGAGTTCTATGTAGTGGAGAACATGCACAATAGTTATAAGGCTCTTGGTGGCAATGGCTACATAGACCACTTGTACAACAATTTTGAAGCGTTGCAGATTAGAGACGACATCTTAGTAGAAGACGAGAAAGGAAAAATATATGACACAATTTAATGAATTTATCATCGCTTTTGCGACAGGCTTTTTAGCAGTAGCAATAGGCGGTATCGTGAAAGCAGTGAAAGACTACCTTTTGCGAAAAGGTGGAGAAAATGCGGTAAAAATCGCTGAAATCTTAGCTAAAAATGCAGTTCATGCTGTGGAGCAGGTAGCTCAAGAGACAGGCTTCAAAGGTGATGAAAAGCTAGAGCAAGCTCGTGATAAAATCCGAGCTGAACTTACAAAATACAACATCAGCATGACCGACAAGGACTTGGACACCTTTGTAGAGTCGGCAGTGAAGCAGATGAATGACGCTTGGAAAGGACAAGAGTAATGGATATCGATACAAGTAGACTACGCACGGATTTGCCACAGGTTGGGGTGCAACCTTATAGACAAGTACACGCCCACTCAACAGGCAACCGCAACTCAACTGCTCAAAATGAAGCAGACTACCACTACAGAAAGGACCCTGAACTAGGGTTCTTTTCTCATGTCGTTGGTAACGGTCGTGTTATGCAGGTAGGTCCTGTAAACAACGGATCTTGGGACGTTGGTGGCGGTTGGAATGCTGAGACTTATGCAGCAGTTGAATTGATTGAAAGCCATAAGACACAAGAAGAATTCGACCGTGATTATAGGTTATACGTTCCGCTTTTGCGAAATCTAGCAGATGAAGCAGGTTTGCCGAAGACACTTGATACAGACGATCTAGCAGGTATCAAAACGCATGAATACTGCACGAATAACCAACCTGATAATCATTCAGACCATGTTGACCCATATCCCTATCTGGCAAAATGGGGTATCAGCCGTGAACAGTTTAAGCATGATATTGAAAACGGCTTTAGTATTGAGACTGGCTGGCAAAAGAATGATACAGGCTATTGGTATGTACACTCAGATGGCTCTTATCCAAAAGATAAGTTTGAGAAAATCAACGGAACCTGGTATTACTTCGACGGCTCAGGCTACATGCTTGCAGATCGCTGGAAGAAGCACACAGACGGTAATTGGTACTACTTTGACCAATCAGGCGAAATGGCCACAGGCTGGAAGAAGATTGCTGATAAGTGGTACTACTTTGACGCAGAAGGTGCCATGAAGACAGGCTGGGTCAAGTACAAAGATACTTGGTATTATCTTGACGGTAAAGAAGGTGCCATGGTATCAAACGCCTTTGTCCAGTCCGCAGACGGAACAGGCTGGTACTACCTCAAACCAGATGGAACAATGGCAGACAAGCCAGAGTTCACAGTTGAGCCAGAAGGATTAATTACAGTTAAATAAAATAGAAAGGAAACTTTCTAAAATGTTCTTTCACCGCAGGCTCAGGCTTGCGGTTTTTTTGTTTGATCTAAAATACGCTTGATAATCGCTTGAAATTCCTGAAAAACATTTATAGATATAGGGTTAGGAGTGTTCTTTTTCGCTTGAATACCATTTAAAAATGCGACGTGAAGCCGAAATAAAATTTGGGGACGAGCAGGAACCGTGATCATCGTCACGGTTTTCTATTTTGCAAAAACACGCATTTTGAACGATCAGAAACAAAAATTACAATTCTATTGTTCAAAAAACAGTTTTCTTGAAGAATAGGGAGGGTGGAATGCAGGGTATTATTGTCAAAAACGGTGTTTTGTTAAAAATAAAAACAGTGAATTAGTCACTGATTCTTTTGTAAAACTATTAGAAACCTTTTCAACTATACGGGCAAAAATGAATACGAAGATGAATACGATTTAAAAAAACGATAGCAATTAATGAAAATGATTTTAAAGAAAAATAAGTAAAAAATGAACTATTGACAATCAATAGTAAGTATTTGAAAACGTTGGTCACTTATACCATAGTTCGTGACAGTTCCAGCTTTTTTTGATAAAATCATACAGTATGCCTTTGGGCACAAAGTATGAACTGGGACTGTTTTTCCCAGCTTCGGAGGTAGAAAATGACAGATTCACCAATCAAATATCGTTTGATTAAGAAAGAAAAACATACAGGAGCTCGTCTGGGAGAAATCATTACCCCCCACGGTACCTTCCCGACACCGATGTTTATGCCAGTTGGGACTCAAGCTACTGTCAAAACCCAGTCACCTGAAGAATTGAAGGAGATGGGTTCGGGAATTATCCTATCCAACACCTATCATCTCTGGCTTCGCCCTGGAGACGAACTCATTGCACGCGCAGGTGGTCTCCATAAGTTCATGAACTGGGACCAGCCAATCTTGACGGATAGTGGTGGTTTTCAGGTTTATTCTTTAGCAGATAGCCGTAATATCACAGAAGAAGGAGTAACCTTTAAAAACCATCTCAATGGTTCTAAGATGTTCTTGTCTCCGGAGAAAGCTATCTCTATTCAGAATAATCTGGGCTCAGACATCATGATGTCCTTTGACGAATGTCCTCAGTTTTATCAACCATACGACTACGTTAAGAAATCAATCGAGCGTACCAGTCGTTGGGCTGAGCGTGGTTTGAAGGCTCACCGTCGTCCGCATGACCAAGGGTTATTTGGGATTGTGCAGGGGGCAGGATTTGAAGACCTTCGTCGCCAATCGGCTCATGACCTTGTCAGCATGGATTTCCCAGGCTACTCTATCGGTGGTTTGGCAGTGGGAGAAACCCACGAAGAGATGAATGCCGTCTTGGACTTCACAACCCAACTGTTACCTGAAAACAAACCTCGCTATTTGATGGGTGTGGGAGCGCCAGATAGTTTGATTGATGGGGTGATTCGTGGGGTGGATATGTTTGACTGTGTCTTGCCGACTCGAATCGCTCGTAACGGTACTTGTATGACCAGTCAGGGACGTTTGGTTGTCAAAAATGCCCAGTTTGCTGAGGACTTTACGTCACTGGATCCTGAGTGTGATTGCTACACATGTAAGAACTACACACGCGCCTACCTTCGTCACCTACTCAAGGCTGATGAAACCTTTGGTATCCGCTTGACTAGCTACCACAATCTTTACTTCTTGCTTAACCTGATGAAGCAAGTGCGACAAGCTATTATGGATGATAATCTCTTAGAATTCCGTGAGTATTTTGTGGAAAAATATGGCTACAATAAGTCAGGACGTAATTTCTAAAATGGAATGGATATAAGCTAAAAATCCTAAGTTTTCTCTTAGGATTTTTCTTCTTTTTTTGATAGAATAAAGTGTATAATGAAAGGGAGAATAAACTCGTATGCGCATTAAATGGTTTTCCTTGATTAGAATTACAGGTTTACTACTGGTACTCTTGTATCATTTCTTTCAGACCATCTTTCCTGGAGGATTCTTTGGTGTAGATGTCTTTTTCACATTTTCAGGATTTCTGATTACGGCTCTACTCATCGAAGAATTTTCTAAAAACTATGAGATTGATTTGATAGAATTTTTTAGAAGACGTTTTTATCGGATTGTGCCACCTGTGGTTTTGATGGTCTTGGTAACCATGCCCTTTACCTTCCTAGTTCGACAAGACTATGTGGCTGGAATTGGGGGTCAGATTGCGGGTGTTTTAGGCTTTATGACCAACTTCTATGAACTCCTAACAGGTGGGAGTTATGAATCTCAGTTCATTCCTCATTTGTTTGTTCATAATTGGAGCTTGGCTGTTGAGGTTCACTACTATATTCTTTGGGGATTGGCAGTTTGGTTCTTATCCAAACAGGCTAAATCAAATGGTCAGTTGAGGGGAATGGTCTTTCTCTTGTCTGTTGCTGCCTTCTTGATTAGCTTCTTCTCCATGTTTATTGGTAGTTTTCTAGTGACCTCTTATTCCTCTGTTTACTTCTCCAGTTTAACTCATGTCTATCCATTCTTTTTGGGAAGTATCCTAGCAACGATTGTAGGGGTTCGTCAGACGACTTCCCTCGTCAAGCAGTTGGATAAAATCTGGGATTTACGAAAGACCCTTTTAGTTTTTGGAGGAGGTTTTGGCTTCTTACTCATTTTGACCTTCTTTGTCAAATTTACCTATCTCTTTGCCTATCTTATAGGCTTCTTGCTTGCCAGTCTTGCAGCTCTTGCTATGATTCTGGCGGCGCGTGTCTTACATGAAAAGACTCCTAATATGCAGGAACCAAAGATTATCAGTTTTTTAGCAGATACTAGCTATGCGGTTTATCTCTTCCATTGGCCTTTCTATATCATATTCTCACAGTTGACATCAAATCTTTTTGCTGTGTTACTGACTTTGATTTGTTCTTATGGATTTGCCAGTCTTTCATTTTATGTATTGGAGCCGTGGATTGCAGGCAAGAACACACCTGTTTTACAAACTCTTCGTCCCCTGCCTTATATTCACACAATTCTTGCGACAAGTACAGGAATCTTGGCCTTCATTGTCCTCTTAGTGACTTTCTTGGCACCACAAGTGGGAGCGTTTGAGACAGACTTAACTGTCAATGGTTTGAAGCAAGCTGCAACAAATATTAGCCAGACCAAGGTGATGACAGAACGGGCAGATGCAAATAGTTTGGGGATTGCTGATGGCACTATGTTAATTGGTGACTCGGTGGCTTTAAGGGCAAATACAGCACTACAGACAGCCCTTCCTGGAGCACAGATTAACGCGCAGGTCAGCAGAACAACCAAGACCGCCAATGAAATCATGCTAAATAATAGCCAGAATAAATTTTTACCTAAGATGGTGGTCATTGCAACAGGGGTAAATAATCCTGAAAATTACAAGGAAGATTGGGACAGTATCGTAAAAAATCTTCCTAAGGGCCACCATATGGTTTTGGTGACTCCTTATGAGGGAGATAAAACAAAAGAGACCTATGCCATCGTTGAGAAGGCTGCTGCCTATATGAGAGAATTGGCAGAGAAGACTCCTTATATCACCATTGCTGATTGGAATCAAGTTGCTAAGGAACATCCAGAGATCTGGACAGGAACAGACCAAGTCCATTTCGGAAGTGACAATAGTAAGATTGAAGCCGGAGCAAAATTGTATGCAGAGACCATTGCTACAGCCTTGCAAACAGCTCAAGACAAGCCAGTCAAATCAAAATAA